GTGGTTTGTGTTGCACTTGGCATGGTTACTGCGGGAACTCCATTTGTAACAGATCCAAAGCCGCCAACACTTGCAGCGTCACCACTTGTAGTCGTTATATTCGTACCACTTATGCTGTAAGAAGAGCCAATTTTATCAGCAGAGGTCGCAGCCGATAAACTCTCTAGCTTGACACTTGAGGTGATCGTGCTTTGAATATCTGCAAAAACAGGAAACTGAATACAGAAGGCTGCAAGTAATAAAAGTTTTTTCATTTGATCCCAACCTTGTTTTTACTATTATCCACTATTTTAGGAGCATTGCCATTACCGTTCTTTTTTTTGCCTACCTGAAGGCCAAAAGAAGCCAAACTTCCACTAAAAATCGAAGCGATGAAAGTTGGATCAAAGTCCACTATTTTTTTACCATCAGGTGGTTCATAGTATGAAAGAGTCAACATACTGGCAGACCATAGTAAAACAGAAATTTTAACAATCGTTTCAACACGATTACCTTCTTTTTCTTCTTGTTCTTCCATAAAAATTAAAGGTCTTTTGCATAATCTAGCAAAATTGTCTACAGTTGAAAAGAATATATAACTTAAAATGATTAGAATTATTAAGCCAATACTGAAGTTTTTCGTCAAATCGAACGCGATTAAATCTTTGGTAATTTCGCTTTTAGAAGACTATAGTGCTTCGACCGATACAAATATTGATGACGAAATCGTAAAACTGGTTAAGGAAAAGTTATGGCCTGTCACATAACTTTAAGTTATGTTTAGTATAAGGGATACTGGTAGTCCCTTCTCTGCAAAAGATAGGCTAACGAAACAATCCCCAAAGTTAGCCTATCCCTAATATAGGAGGATTTTTTGCTATGGCTTGGGATGATTGGCTTACCATAACAGAAACGTATGAAGATCAATTCTATCTTGAGATTCAGGCGCGGATGATTCTTGAAATGAAAGACCCCGAATATTTGCAAGATTTAGCAATTAATTATCAACGTCAAAACTGGGAAAAAGATGAAGTTATAAAGAACTGTATTGCAAAGATCGGGGATTTAGAAACAGAACTAATAAAATTTAGCTTAAAAAAAGAAAGAGAACAAAAAGAACCTAAAATCAAAAAGGCATATCATCCGTAGAAAGTTCAATTAACTTTGGATTGATATTACCGAAGTCACCATATTTTCCTTCTTTACCTTTAGCATTTAAATAAATGCCATCAACTTCAACTTCTTCTTTTTTGGTGTAATCCCAGACCTTGCCTTTTTTTGTTTGAGTATCACCTTTTTTTATCATATGATCACAAAGCGGTTGAATTGATTCCAAAGGTACAAAAAGCGACATTGCTTTGGGAAACTTGTCGGCATCGTCATATTCATTTTCACTTGTGGAAAATTTAATTGGATAAGGTAACGCGGGTTTAAATTGGTCAGTCATGATTAAAATGTTGTGATAAAAGTGTTTTAAAAAATTCAGTTAAGGTTAAATTGTGTTTTTCGCAATAATCGCGAATCAAGGTGGCTTCTTTATCATTTACCTTGAACCAAAACTTGTTGCGGTTGTAGTAAGAAGAACGCCGCAAACGTAATTGTTGAATTACCTCTTGACCCGCTTGGTCGGCTTGTTCTTCTGTCATTAATTTTTATCATTATATTTTTCAATAGCTTGGCGCAAAAATCTGCCGTGTTCAGATAATGTAATATTTTCAGGACGAACAGAAGTAACTTTTAATTTAAAATGTTCTTTAAAATCTTTTAAAATTTCTTTTTGATGACCTGATTTTCTTATGTCGTCACAAATTAAGTCTCTGGCTTTTTCATTTATTTGCTGCGGTAAAAGATAATTTTCTTCAGGTTCTTGATTAGTTTTTGTCGGTGTTCTTTCGACTGTATTATCAGCAACTTCTGGTTCTTCTTCTTTCTTTGCTTCTTTTACTTCAAGACCCGCCCAAAGTTCAAAGGCATCGCCGAAAGAATAACAGGCGCAAGCGCAAAGGCATCTTCGATGCGCTTTTTGAATATCAGTTGTCGAGATTTTATCGTATTGAATACCTTTTTGAAAATTATTAGTTATTGAGTAAACATACAAAGGTAATTTAATTCCTGTTTCGATGTTTTGGAAATAGCCCATTAAATAGCCTGTATTGTCAGGAGCCATCCAAACAAGTTGTCCGTTTGAATCAGGTTCTAAGGCAAAAAACCAGTTTGGCGCATTTTCTCTTATTCTTTGCGCTGTTTTAGCCCAAGAGCAAAAAGGAACTTTGCCTTTGTAATAAAGATCGTCCGCTGTTATAAGACCGCCCAGATTTGGGATTTCGTTTTGTTTTGTTTGTTTTTCCATAATAAAAAAATTAAAAATAGCACCTAAACGAAAACTCTTCCTTAATCGTTTAGGTGTCTACGTTCTTTAGTCTACTAATTTATTCTATTTTGTCAAATGTTTTGACATTTATATTTGCACCCGCCAGTTCATAACGTGCCGCATACCTCTTCAAAGCCTTCACAGATACAACCAAAGAATCGTCCATAATTACAGAACCGCCAGAACTAACAGAAAGCGCGTCAAAAGTTGATCGGCATACTTTATCAATATCGCCGTTTGTTTTACTGGTACAAAATAAAGGCGCTTTTGGTTTAATAGTTTCACTGTTTTTACCTGTTCCATAATGACTTTTAGGACGCGGAAATATAAATTCAATAGAAACCGATACAGGTTCATTAAATGGATTCCCTGCATATGCTTCAAGCGCTGCATGGATTACATCTTGCCGCCACGGTTTTACTTTCTTACTTGATTCCATCAAAGCGCCATATCTTGTTAAAGTTTTTGACCCTTGCGGCGCGGGTATTCCTACAACCCGAAATTCAAGTTCTTTCATTATCTTTTACAAGATCATTAGGCTGTATATCTTTTTGCAATAAATCAACAAGATAAGCTGTTTGATCATTCAAAGAATCTATTTTTTCATCAATATCTGATACTGAATATAAGCCAGCATCAAATTGTTTCATCTGGTCTAAATAAGCACTCCCATACTTATTAATTTGATGATAAAGAACACCATGTAAATTTTGTAAACTTATTTCTGCTGCATCCAAAACATCAAATAATCTTTTACATTCAGAAAAAGGATCTACTTCCTGAGTATTTCTTTCTTGTTCGTATGTTTTTATAGGTGGACTATCATCTTCATAACTGGGTGTAACATACTTGTTAGTTGATTCTGTTGAAGGATCATAAACTTGTTTTGGTGTTTCAACAGATTGTTGTACTGTATTTATTCTTGGTCTTGTTCTTTCATCTAAGGCTCTTTGTTTATAAGCAATTTCTTTAACAATATTATAAGAAGGTTTTTGATTTACACCAACTTTACCGCAAGCAGTTTTCCAAATATTAATGGCTTTCTGAATTAATTTTTCATCTTTTTCATCATAATCTTTTGGATATTTATTTGGTAAAGGTATATATCCCATTAGTTCCATCGCATGAGAAATAGAGGGTAAAAAGTCAAATGTTTGACTTTTTGGAAAGATTTCTACTTTTAACATATAAAAAGCCCGTAAATTTTTAGAAGTGCTTAATTTTATTGGCTCAGAATTAGAAGTAAGATTTTTTGAATCTTGTTTTAAATAATCTTCCCAACTTCTACCTCCTTTGTTACCTCTATAAAGTTTTTCTCTACAAATCTGTATTAAAGCTTTCCCTTGAATTAATCTTTGTTCATCTTTTGAAAGATCAGCAGATTTAAAAATAGTTTCGAGTTCAACTTTTCTTTGAAGTTCTTGTGATGTCATAGGAGATTCTTCGAGAATCTCCGTTTGACCAACAATCTCAGGGATTATTGAACTACTCATTTTCGTTACCTACTTCAGGACTAATAACATCAGCAAGTTTTAAAAATTTTTGTTTTGCTAATGGTAAAGATGGTAATTGTTCAAAATCACTATTTTTTGCGTGTTGTGCAAGTGTAATAATCTTCTCTAATCTTGATTCCATTTGGTTATACCATTTTGCTATTTCTTTATCAGTAGCAGCGGCACTTAATAAAGTTACTGTCATGTTTAAGCTATCAGGTCTTAAAACAAGGTTATAAGCGGTATTTAAATATTTAGCTGCTTTTTTAAGATTGGATAATACTGAATTATCAGTAATAGTTTTCTTACCCAAAGAAGTTAAATAGTTATTTACTGAATTAACAATGTCAGCAATAGGAATAGGTTTGTTTTGATTTAAACCGTGTTCTTCAGCACCCCTTAAAGCCATCATTGGAGATGTTAAAAAAGTTCCGTTCCATACAAAAGATTCCCAACTAGGGTCTTTTAACATTCGATCAGAAAGAGCATGAATGTTTTCTTCCATTTCAAGCTTAAGAGCTTTTGGTGTTATCTCATCTAAGAGATAATTCCCGATTTGCTGTGATTTCTTTTCACGCATTGGATAAGTAGTAAGAGTCATTTGGTGAATGTAAGACATATACTCTTCAGAGTGTATATACACAAAATAGAGTTGTCAATGCTTAGAAATAAATAAGTTAAAATCCCCCCTGTTCAGAATCAAATCTTTTCCACGCCTGCGACCACGCATACGCGCAATCTATCGTGTGTTGATCTTCGCCAACTACACATCTATTAGGTCTAGCCCAGATTGTTTTGCATACATCAGGCATTATTTTGTGATGTTCTGCAAGCGCTTCAAGATAGCTTCCCATCTGCGCGTCTGTTGAATAAGGCTTTGCGTATTTCTGCGATTGTGTTTTTAAATCAATCAACATAAGTTTTTGCGATTTGTTGTCATACCCCAGAAGATCAAGTTGACCGCCGACAGATTTTTCAAGATCGCAAAGCATATATTCAACCGCCCACGGCTCGAAATCTTCCCACAGTTCCAAATCCATCAAAGGCTTAATCCAATCTTCATAATCGCCCATTTCGATTTTATCGTTGCCTAGCATCCGCTGTTGCAAAGCATAATGCGCGGTTTCTCCGCGTGGTTGCCATTTAGCCCTGTATCTTTCAATGTTTGCTAATTGTTCAGGTGTTTTTGTATTACAAACTTGAGTTGTTGAAAATGCAAGCTGTTCGCCTGTCGGTTCCCAAATATATTTATGGGTTTTTTCTATCCTCGCGATAGGAAGCGGCTCTAATAATTTTTTCATGCCACCAACATCCCGTAAGGCGTCACAAAATAAATTCTTGCTGTTCGGCCACTTCGCGTAGGGCGTCTTAAAGGTTTCCCTGTTGATGAATCGAAACGATGCTGAAGGAACGCGGGTTGACATTTTGACAAGTCATTTAAACGGGCGGAAGCTGTTTGATG